CTGTCCTGTTCACTCGCGAGTTGGCCCGCCTCCGACCCCGTCAAAATTCTCTGCGGAATTGACGTGGTTCCGGCCAGAATTGACATCAAAGTCTCGAAAACTCCGCGCGGATCGGCGACTTCTGAGCCCAAAGTCGTCACTTTCACACCCCGCGTCCGAATGTACCTGCGGAGCTGGTGTTGAAACTCGTCCAGCTCGTCTTCCAGAGCCTCCGCGTCACCGGCTTGGAGCTGCATCTCCTTGTCCACGTCGACTTGCATGCCCCTGTTGGCCGTCAGCCAGTAGGTTTCGGCCGAGCCACCTCCCACCTTGAGGATGTCATCCAGGGTGTTGTAGATCTGCGCAAGCCGAGGTTCGCCGAACATCAGGCCTTGTAAGGGGCGATCGACGACGTGGATCAAGCGAGTGTAGTGCACCTCGGTCGTCTTCTGTTGGTTCTCCGGACCCACCTTCACTTCGTACATGAAAGGCTGTCCGTACCGAGGGTTCTGGGTGTTGTCTTCGTACGACAGGACTCTTACGTTGTTACCGCCGTATGCCTGGACATACAGGATGTCTTCCACCTTTGAGATCGAGGGCGCAGGCGACTTGGCGTCTCCTCGGAGACCTACCCACAGTACTGCGAACGGCCCGAAACTGAGGAGCTTGTCTGCCTGGATAACACGCTGCCAGTACTGCGTCTGGATCGTGAACTCGTCCCACTTCGACTTGACCCCGTGAGTCGGTTTGAGAGTCGGCGGATGAGCCCACATCTCTTCTGGCGGCATGTCGACGACCCTCGACGCCAGATCCTGCCGCTGATACTTGGCGAGGAGATGGGCTGCAGTCAGGACCTGCGGGTACCCGAACACATCGTACAGCTTCCGCTTCCCTTCGAACATCGTTCCGAATAGACGAGCGATGCCCATGCGTGTCATCAGTGCCGACACGTTCTTTCGGATCGGTGATACCTTCTTGTCGTCGGCCATGTTGTCTCTACCTCACACCTGGAATTGATGGTTGGGTTCTACGCCCCCACACTACGCCTTGGATGAGTTTGCCAGAGTCGCCGCGGATGACGCTCGAGTCCTGGGCTATCGGACGACCCCACACCGGAACGAGAATATTCGACTGGTGGAGCTCGTTGAAGCCTTGGCTCGCAGAGTCGATCGTGTCATCGTTGCGACCGTTCGGGAAGTCTTTCAGCTCGTCCTTGTGCGCTTGATTCCATGCAGCCCTGAGCATGAGAATGCGGCCGTGGGAGACGGCAGCGACATAGGGCTGAGCGCGGATCCACTTGTTCTCGCCACCCGGTGGCTTGATCGTCACTGTGAAGCCGCGTAGGACGTTCGTCGCAAGGTGCTCCGCGTACGCTTTGCCCGAAGACCCGGGTTCCTGCTCGATGACGATCGGGACGTTCACACCGTCGGCTCTGGCCGTGTTGAGAAGGAGGTTCTCTACACCAGCTGGTGGCAGCTTTGCACGTTGCATGTCAAATATGCACGTGAGCGCTGTTGGGAGTCCGGGTCGTCCGTTCGTGCCGATGAGTGTACCGACTGTCCAGTCACCCTTCTTCTTCTTCTTCCCGTCCGTGGCTGCGATGTCCCACGAGCGCACCCAACGGTAGAGCTGTGGGTTTTCCAGCTGGTCGATCATTCGGATTTGCTCTGGATCGGCCTTTGTTTCGCCGATTGGCTTCGGGTCTTGCTGGTACATCGCGTTGAAGATGAAGTCCCCCACAACGTCCCTGATCTGGAGGAGCTTCTCCTTCGGGTACCGAGCCGGCCACAGAGCTTCACCGGGTGCTCTGTTCAGAACGTCGTTGTCTTCGGCGAGAGCCGGCATGCGGATCACAGTCCACATGTGGTTCTTGTCGTTCTTGATGAGCCACCCGATTAGGTCGTTGAGGACCCACCGAGTCGCGAGGATGACGCAAGAGCCTCCTGGCTCTAGACGCGTATAAGCAACGGAGCTGAACCAGTCGATGATGCTCTGCAGTACAAGATCGGAGCTCGCTTCAGCCCAGTTCTTGAGGTAGTCGTCGATGACCAGCAGATTAGCACCACGACCCGTGATCGGCCCACCGATTCCGACCGAAGCCATTCCTCCGCCTTCGGTGGTAAGGAAGAGATCGGTACGTTGAACGTCATCCCTGATGCGCGTGTCGAGGAGCTGGGGGCCGTCTGTTGCGTCGTCCAGAAGGAAAGAGTCACGGACACGACGACCAAACCCACTAGCAAGCTCAGCAGCGTACGTGGAAAGAATAACATTTGCCCAGGGCCAGTGCTCAAGGAACCAAATTGGAGTGTGGACACTGATCTCCTCCGATTTGCCGTGGCGTGGTGGGAGCTCCACTATGATTCTGGCATCGCCCTGGCTTATCTCGTGCGCCAGGATACTTGAGAGGAAGAGGAGGTGCTCTGCTGGCACCCACTTACCGCCTGTCCTGAAGTTTGCGAGAGTCGCAGGTGTGAACTTCACTGCGTCCCGGAACTCCTTGGACCGAGGATCGAGGATCCCCTCGACCGCTAACTGCAAGTCCGTCTGACTCGGAGGGGTCGGTGGGAGTTGCTGCTCGAAGGTCTCGGACAGGAGTTTGAAGTCATCAAGCACGATCGGCCCCTCCTGCGCTCGCGCCCTTAATGGAGTCCGGTCTAACGCTAGCTTCAGCTTGCTCCTGCTCCGCTGATTGCGTGTTCTCGCCCGGAGCTCCTGTCAGATCGTAAGGACCTGCGAGATCCTCTGGTGTGATAAGCTCCTCCGCACGTTGTCTGGACTTGAACTGCCGACCTTGGAACTGCTCGTGCGGATTGGGGAGGGCGCGCTGAGTGGCTTTCGTGACTCGGATGATGACTTCCTGCAGATTCTTCGAGGCCTCCGGATCCTTGAGGACGGAGCTGAGGATTCCCCGCCCTTCTGCTGCCATGTTCCCTTGGGCCGCGTTCTCGTAGATTTGGCCCGATTTCTGCGCCAGGGAGCGCATAATCAGCTCGAAGCTGGTGTCTTCTGGGGTTTCTTTCTGGCTCAGGGGGCCCGCAGCCGGGAGACCCACGCTCACGCGCTGGATACCGACCAGTTTCTGGAGGAGATCGGCCGCAGTCTTCGGGTTCATGTCGTCGAAGAACTTGGGCGTGTTGAGGACCTTCTCCTTCAATTGTGCAAGGAGGTTGGAGGCGAGTACGAAGTGCTCGTCTTCGACCGACATCTGGCGTTTCAAGCGCAAGTGACGGTAGGCAGCTTCCTTGTAGACGTCGTATGCTCTGGCTCTGGGACGCCACAAGTAGAGGATTGATGTTTCGTACAGAAGGGCGTTCAGCCGTTTCGGGTCCCACTTCTGAGCGTTCGGGAGTGGTTGACTCTGATCCATCAACTGGAGGAGCTCCTCGTTGTGGGAGAGCTTCGACAGCTCCCTGGGGCCTTCGTTGATCTGCTCCAGGTACATTTGGAAACTGCCATAGGCGAAGCCAGGTTCGAAGTCGAGCTTGTGCCAGAAGGGGCGGCCATCTGGTAAGGTGGGGTAGCCGTACTCGAAGCTGAGGTCGGCGTAAGCCGCTTTGAGGGCCTGGACTTCTTCCTTCTCTGGCAGCTGCTGGAGGGGGAGGAGATCGACTCGGTAGTAGCCTACTGGGAGACCCTCTGACGTGGAGGGGACCCTCGGCTGAGCTCTCTGGACCAACTGGGCTCTGTATGAGAGTACAGGAGCTCCGTTCGTCGGGGGTGCGACCTCTACCTTGAGAGCAGGGGCGTTCATATCCCTATTATAAATGGTTCTTGGTGGGACTGTCAACAGGAATCTCTAGGTCATTTGATGGTCCATGGGGTCTGGGTAGGTGGTTACAATTTTTTGCAATATGGCCAAAAGTTTGCCGGATTTTCGTTACGTTGGTTGGGGCCCTGCCTCTCGTCACATACACAGAACGAATCTGTCGATTCGAAATATTACGTAGCCGCCCCGCAAAACCCCAGTTATAATGGGTGTATGATGAATAGTTCATCATACTTATCAAACATGATAAGTTCAATAGACAGGAGATAGCAATGGCAAAGCAAACTGCAGGGCAGGAAGAAGTGGTGGTGGAGTTCGATGCCGCCAAGTACATCAAAGAAGCAGGCAGCAAGAGCGCAGCGATCAGGAAGCTCACGGCGGAAGGCAAGACGAGGAGCGAGATCGCGAAGATGCTCGGAGTGATCTACCAACACGTGAGGAACGTGCAGATCACCCCGATCAAGAAGCAGAAGTAGGTAGGAAGGAGGGGGGAGCCGCAAGGCTCCTCCTTCTGATCCCACGACAAGGAGATGACGATGACGATGCTGTGGATAGCGGTAGTGGTCACGGGGCTTACGATCTACCTCGTGGCGGTTCGCCCAGTGCTTCGCCGGCTGGGCGTGGTGAGGAGATAGCCATGTGGACTATCTTAGTGTGGCAGGGGGCTCTGCCCTACACCTACGGCCCCTTCGCCAACCAGCAGGCGGCCAACAGGTGGGCAGAGGAGCATAGCTTAGTGGGATGGCGACTCTGCCAGCACACCCCGCCCTTCTGATCCGCAGACGGAAACCCGCCCCGTAAGGTGGGTTTCTTGTTGGACCCAAGGGACCAGGA